TTGGAATGTGCTAGGGCAGACGCTGACCATCACCACGACTGCTGGCACCTACATCTACTCGATGACCGGCGCAGGGCAGAAGTTCCAGGTCATGGACGCGATCAATACCACCTCGAATGTGGGCCTGAGCAATCTCAGCTTCGTCGAGATGAATCGGTTCCAGAACTTCAGCGTGCCGATCAATGGCATCCCCGAGGCGTATGCCTTCGACGGCGTTGACGGCAACGGCGATACCAAGGTCGTGCTGTACGCTCGCCCGGACAATGTATACACGCTCCAGTTCTCGCTGACGGTGCCTCAGGCTACGCTTTCATCTGACAGCACCTCTGTTCTGGTGCCTGATGTGCTGGTGGCGCAAAACGCCTTTGCTCGGGCGCTGGTCGAGCGCGGCGAGGACGGCGGTCTGGCCTCGTCTGAGGCGTACCAGCTCTATCGCTCGATGCTGTCGGACTACATCGCGCTGGAAAGCACCCGCTACCCTGAGAATCAGGAGTTTGTCGCAATATGAGCCAGGCGCTGCAATCAGTCAGCATTTCAGCCCCCGGCTTCTTCGGGCTGAACACGCAAGACTCGCCTCTGGACTTGCAGGCGGGCTTTGCGCTGGTTGCGACCAACTGTATTATTGATCAATATGGTCGAATAGGGTCACGCAAGGGCTGGACGAAGGTCAACTCGTCGTCTGGCAACCTAGGCGCTAACGATGTTGGCGTGATCCATGAGCTGGTGCAAACCGACGGCACGCTGACGGTGCTGTTTGCAGGCAACAACAAGCTCTTCAAGCTCGATAGCTCAAATGCTGTTGTTGAACTGACCTACGGGGGAGGGGGTACGGCCCCGACGATCACGGCGAGCAACTGGTCTTGCGCGTCTCTCAACGGCATCACCTACTTCTTCCAGACCGGGCACGATCCGCTGATCTATGACCCGGCGGTTAGCACCACGACCTATCGCCGGGTGAGCGAGAAGACCGGCTACACCGGAACGGTGACCAATTCGGACATCGCCCTATCGGCGTTTGGTCGGCTCTGGGTAGCGAACAGCACCACGAACAAGAACACGGTCTACTTCTCTGATCTGCTGGCCGGTCATGTGTGGAGTACTGGCACCGCTGGGTCGCTCAATGTGGACCGGGTTTGGCCTAACGGCTCGGACGAGATCACGGGCCTGGCCGCGCATAACGGCTTCCTGATCATCTTCGGCAAGCGCCAGATTCTGGTGTATCAGAACGCCACTACGCCCTCGACCATGAGCCTGAGCGACACGGTTGGCGGCATCGGTTGCATCGCCAGGGACTCGGTGCAGACGACCGGCAAGGATGTGCTGTTCCTGTCCAACTCTGGCATTCGTTCGTTTGCCAGGACGATTGTGGAGAAGTCAGCGCCGCTGGGCGACTTGTCCAAGAACGTACGCAACGACTTAGTGACCGCGCTTGCGAGCGAAACGCTTGCGAACGTGAAGTCTGTCTATTCCGAGTACGAGGCGTTCTATCTTCTGACCACGCCTGCAAACAATCGAGTGTTTTGTTTTGACACTCGGGTTCAGTTGCAGGACGGTTCCTTCCGGGCGACGACTTGGGACTCAATTGAGCCGACTGCGCTACTGGCGCGGCGTAACGGCAACCTCTTGATCGGTAAGACCGGCTACATCGGCCAGTACACCGGCTATCAAGACGATGGCGCTAACTATCGGTTTGAGTACTTCACGAACCACGCCGATCTGGGCAACCAGAACGTCACCTCGATTCTCAAGAAGATCAAGGCGGTGGTCATTGGCGGGTCGAATCAGTATGTGACCGTGAAGTGGGGCTTTGACTTCACCACCAACTATCTGTCTAGCAACGTGCTAATCCCGACGCAGAGCGTTTCTGAGTACGGTGTGGCTGAGTACGGCGCAAACGGATCGCCTGTTGCCAACTACTCCAATGGCGTCGCCTTGCAAACGTTGGTTGCGTCTGCGTCGGGTAGCGGCAAGGTCGTGCAGACCGGATACGAAACGAATATCAACGGTTTGGCGCTGTCGATCCAGAAGATCGAAATCCAATCTAAAGATGGGAAGATGGCATGAGTAATTACGTCCAATCCACGAACTTTGCGACCAAGGACTCTCTGTCGCCTGGCGATCCTCTCAAGATCGTTAAGGGCACGGAGATCAACACCGAGTTTGTCAACATCGCTATTGCGGTGGCGACGAAGGCTGATCTGGTATCGCCCACTTTCACGGGCACCCCAACGCTACCGACGGGAACCATCGCCGTTACTCAGAGCGCAGGCACTAACAGCACAACGGTCGCCACAACGGCGTTTGTGCAAGCGGCAACAACGGCCCTTGGCTTAGGAACCTTAGCCACACAAAACGCGAATGCTGTGGCAATTACAGGCGGCACCATCACGGGCGCTACCGTCAATAGCAATACGGTTGGCTCCAACTCTGTTGGCGCTCGTACAGTTTCCACTTCCAGCCCCACGGGCGGCTCCAACGGCGACATTTGGTACAAGGTGTAAGCCATGCCGAACGTCTACGTTCACAACAGCGGCGCGTTCACTGCGGCGAAGGAAATCTTCGTCAAAGACGCTGGTACGTGGAAGACTGTAAAAGAGGTCTGGGTCAAAGACGCAGGTACGTGGAAGAAGTCTTTCCCAGAATCTTCTGGCACACAAACATACGCGACTGCGGGGACGTTTAACTGGACGGTGCCTAACGGCATCTATTCCGTCACCGTAAGCACCATTGTTGGCGGAGGTGGCGGATCGGGGGGCGGCGGATGGACTAATTGCGTCGGTAGCAACGGCGGTGCCTACACTGGAGGCGGTGGTGGTTCCGGTGGTTATCGAACCAGTCAGACCTTGACTACAACTCCAGGCGAAACGCTGACTATCACGGTAGGCGCGGGCGGAACAGCGGGCTTGTACAGATACACCGCTGGCGGCGCAGGCGGAACCTCTTCTATTTCTGGCGGTGGCGGGTCCGTTACTGCGGGTGGTGGTGGCGGTGGGCAACCGGGACCAAACTGCGGATCGGGTGCCGGTGGTACTGCTGGCTCTCCAAGCGGCTCGGCGGGGCAAGGCTACACCACGTGCGGCAATACTGCGCTTGGCGGTACAAACGGAACCGGATATGGATCGGGTGGTAACGCTGTTAATTGCGGCTCTAGTAACGGCTTTGTTGGCTCTGCCGGGGCAGTAATCTTTACTTGGTCATGACCATCTTTGCCAATACTGAGGCCGCGCACAGTCGACTTGCTACCTGTAACGGGTGTGAGCATAAGTCTATGGGTGTCTGTGGAAAATGTGGTTGTTTGTTAATAGCCAAGGTTCGGTTTGCAAATGCTCAATGCCCAGATGGAAAATGGGTAGAAGTGCAGGGTGTTGATCGAGCTTATGATGATATGGGTAGAGAATGATGATCACCCATCACTTCAGCGATGGCCTCTACGCCAAGCAGGCTAAGTTTCCTGCTGGCGTAGCCATCCTGAAGCACACGCATGACTTCAGCCATCTGTCGATCCTGGCAAAAGGCAAGGTAGCGGTGATGAAGGGCGAGGATGTTGAGATTATTGAAGCTCCGGCCTGCATTGAGATCAAGGCTGGGCTGACGCACGGCGTCAAGGCGCTAACTGATTGTGTTTGGTTTTGTATCCACGCGACCGACGAGAAAGATCCGTCTAAGGTCGATGATGTTTTGATTGGAGATTGATATGCCAATAGCAGCAGCCGCACTCATGGTCGGGGGCAGCCTACTTGGAGGCTACTTTCAAGGTGAATCTGCCAAAGACGCCGCTGAAACACAGGCCAACGCGCAGCGCGAGGCGGCACAGCTTTCCGCTAACGAGGCGCGCTTTCGTCCGGTAGGCATCACGACGCGCTTCGGGCAGTCAAACTTCCAGTACGGGCCTGGTGGTCAAGTTACTGGCGCAGGCTACGCCATCTCGCCGGAGATGCGGGCGTACCAAGACCGCCTGATGGGGCTGGCTGGTGGCGGTCTGACGCAAGCCGAGCAGGCGCAGCAACAGTTCGCACCCTTGCAGGCAGGCGCGCAGGGTCTGTTCGGCTTGGGGCAGCAGTACCTCGCGCAGTCGCCGCAAGAGGCGGCGCAACAGTACATGGCCAAGCAGCAGGACTTGCTGGCCCCGACGCGAGAGCGTCAGATGGCGCAGCTTCAGAACACGCTGTTCCAGCAGGGCCGTGGCGGTCTGTCTGTCGGCGCTACCGGCGCTCGGCCTAGTGGTGCGGCTGGCCTGGGGGCTACAACGCCGGAAATGGAGGCGTACTACAACGCGCTGGCGCAGCAGGACGCGGCGCTTGCTGCCCAGGCTATGCAAGCCGGTCAGCAGCAAACGAGCTTCGGTGCGGGTCTGCTCGGCACCGCTGGAAACCTGCTCACGCAGGGCTACCAAGGCCAGGTGAGCGCTCTCACGCCGTACCAGGCTTATCTCGGCGGCGTTGGGTCGTTGGAGGCGCAAGGACAGAACGCGCTGGAGCTTGGCTCGGCGCTGGGCGGTCGCATTGCTAACCCCACGGGCGCTAACGCTCTCTTGCAAGGCGGCATGGCTTCGGCGCAGTCGCGTGCTGCGGCAGACGCTTACAACCCGTTTGCTACGGCGCTGGTCGGCGCGTCTAACAACCCGGCGCTCCAGCGGGGGCTGCAGGGGATGTTTGGCGGCGGCGGCGGGTCGTCTGCACCAACTAGCTACTATATGGGCGGCCGGGGCGAAGCCGTACCTATGGGTGGTTTTGAAGAGTACGCTTACGCACTCTAAAGGAAGATCATGGCCACCATCGTTCAATCTCTCTTCGGCGTCACGCCCGAGCTGTACCAGCAGGCGCAGGCACAACGCGCTGCCGAGCAGGCGCTGCAATACGCGCAACTCTCACCGTTCCAACAGGCCAACTTCGCCATCGGTCGCGGTGCGTATCAGCTTGCTGGCGCGCTGGGCGGTACTGACCCGCAGCTACAGATGATCAGCACGCGCAACGCGATTGCCAAGCAGATCAACTACAACGACCCTCAGTCCATCATGCAGGGCGTGCAGATGCTCACCCAGGCTGGCGATACGGTTGGGGCAATGCAACTGGCTGATGTGGCCAGGAAGACGGAAAGCGAGATGGCGCAAACCTTCCAGCGTACAGCGGCTGGACAAGCGTCGCTGGCCGCAGCAGGTAGAGAGCGTCAGCAAGCGACGCCCGAGAAGATTCAACTGGCCCGCGAACTTGCATTGGCTAAGGGCCAACCTGGCACTCCTGAGTTTGCAGCTGAATACAACACTCAGCTTACGCGCTTGACGACAACTTCTTCTGCCGTAGCTACGCCGGAGAAGATTCAACTGGCGCGTGAGTTGGCGGCGCAAGTGGGCGCGCCCGGATCGCCTGAGTACAACGCCGCATATCGCACGGAACTCACGCGGCTGACGACTACTGAACGCGCCGAGGCAATGACGCCGGAGATGCGTAATGCTGCGGCGCTGGCATCGCTTAAGGGCGCGCCAGGTTCGCCGGAGTTCAACGCAGAGTACTCGGCTCAATTGGGGCGGCTAACAACTAAGGCTGAAGGGCGTGAGCCAACAACGCCTGAACTGACCAACGCGCGCGCGGTTGCTTCAAGGGCCGGTGCAGTAGGGTCGCCGGAGTACAACGCCGCACTTGACGCCGAGTACCGTCGTCTGACCGCGCCGAAAGATGTTAGAGAGCCAACTACCTCCGAGCTGACCAACGCGCGCGCTATCGCCTTGCAGGCTGGCCCCGTTGGGTCGCCAGAGTACAACGCGGCGTTTATGGGGGAGTACAACCGCCTGACCGCACCGAAAGACGCGCAGGTTTCAGACGCTATCAGGCAATACGAATACGCCAAAACACCCGCAGGCGGCAACTTCAAGGGGACTTTTGAGGATTGGAGAAAGACGTCCGGTCAAAAGGTTGAAGTCAAGAATATTATGCCTGGCGATGTGAAACTTGCAGACATCCCTGCGTTTCGCAAACAAGTGCAAGCCACCATTGAGCCGCAACTTAAGGCAATCAATTCTGCTGACCAAGCATTGCAAGCGATTAACGACTCGCTGGCTACCGGCAACTTTGTGTCGTTTAACGCCGCGCGGGTTCAGCTTGCCAAAGCGTTAGGTGATAGCCAATTGAGCCGCCGCGATGTCGAGCAAGCGGGAGGCGATCCGTCTATTCTTGGTGGTCTTTTCGATGCGACATCTAGACTGTTTAGCGGCACGCCAACGGCTGATACACAAAAGAAGATCCGCGACACTTTGACCGCTATCCGTACTGTTGCCGCAAAGAAAGCTAATGCCGAAGTGGATGTGCAGCGCAAGATCGCGTTGCGTTCGCCAGGCTACAGCCCCGAAGCAGTCAATGCCGCGCTTGACTTGCCTGAACTGCGCGCCGCGCCCACAACTACGGGCGGGGGTAGTTTGGCCGAGCGAGCAGCGGCTGAACTTGCACGTCGTAAGGGAGCAAAATAATGGCTGTTGACCTGTCCAAACTGAGCGACGCTGAACTAGAAGCTATCTCGTCCGGTAGCCTGGCTTCGCTGTCTGACGAAACCTTGCGGATGCTCGCCGGCGAACCCGTGGGCGATTACCGGGCCGAGGCGCTTCGCAAAGGCCCGGCATCGTCGCTTGGTTTGGTTAGTGGTCTGGCCAATGTCGCTAGTGAAGCCGCGTCGCGTGTGGGCATCAACCCGATGGAGCTTGGCATCCGTGCGGGCGAGGCTACGCGCCGCGCGTTGGGGCTGACTACGCCGCCCCCGGCCCCGGCACCAACGCAACAAACCTACGGCGAAGCCTTCGCGCAAGGGCGTGAGCCTATCTACCAAGGCGTTATGGGTTTGCTAGGGGGCACCGGCGCCGAGCCACAAACGGTTGGCCAGAAGATAGTTGCTGGCGGTCTGCAAGCCGCTACGTCTCCAGAGTCTTACTTGTTGCCCCCCATCGCGGCTGTTCGTCGCCTGGGCCTGTTTGGTCAAGCCGCCGCGCGGCCCGCAGAGCAAGCCGTTGTCGGCGCTGGTGGCGAGGCCGGCGGCGAGGCGGGCGCGTATGCTGGCGCAAAAGTTGGGTCTGAAACCGCCGGTCGTATTCTTGGTGGCGTGGTTGGCGGCGGCGGCACCGCATACGCATTGGGACAAGCACCGCGCACGACGGCGCTTGCTGGCAAAGGCTTTGATGTCCTCAAAGGCCAATGGAACAAGGTCACCGGCACCGTACCGGAGAACGAGGTGTTCAAGGAAGTTGATCGGCGCATCAGCAACATCTTCAACGCCGCGATTGAAGCCGACCCCAACATCGCCAAGACCATTCAGGAAGCCATCAGCGCGCAGCAAAGCGTGTCTCTTAAGGCACCCGGCGCTGCCGCCGTGCAACTGCCCCTGTCGGCTATCCTGGCTAACAACCCCGTCATCGACGAGCAGATTCGCAAGCTGTCCTCTCAGAACTCGCTGTTCCGCGCGCAGTACGGCGCGCAATACGAGGCGGCTAAGGCCGCGCTGACGCAAAACCAGTTGCGCCTGTTTGGCGATCCGAGCAAGGCCGTCGTCACGGCTGTTGGGCCTGACCTAGCCAAAGTGCAGGCGCAGCGCATCAAATCGTTGGATGAGCAGATTGCCGATGCCTACAAGGGTCAGTCGATTGACCCCAACACTTTCGGCCAGCGCATCACCAACCTCATCGAAAAGAAAGAGGCTGCCGCGCGCGCGTCTACCAAGCCGCTGTATCAAGAGGCGTTCGATATCGCCAAGGCTAAGAACCTAGAGTTGCCGGCGGCGTCGGTCGATGACATCTTCAACTTCGTGGCCGGCGAGCGCGCGTCGGATGTCTTCAAGACCTTCCCGACCATCTATAACCGCGTGTCGCAGCGCTTTAAGCCTACTACGACCGGCGGCGACACCACTATGGTCCAGGGCGTAGAGGTCGCGCTGCCCCAACAGAAGGCATTTGCGGCAGCTACGATTGAAGACCTTGACTCGCTCAAGCGCGAGATCAACCGTCAACTGAGCAAATCCAAAGATTCGGCTGACATTCGTTTGTTGTCGGAACTCAAGCGCCGCGTTTCGGGCCACATCGACAGCTTGGACCCGGATTTCGTCACCGCCTACCGCAACGCTGATAACGCCTACTTCCAGCGCGTCGGTCTGCCGTTTGACTCGGCCACGCTGGCGGCTGTGGACCGCAAGAAGTTCGTCGAGCAAGTCGCACCCGCGATCATCGGCAACAAGTCCAATGTGTCCGACTTCATCACGGCGACGGGCGAACAAGGCGTCAATCTGGTTCGCTCGGCGTTTGTTGACGCCTTCTCTACGGCAGCGCTGAAGAACGATGTTCTCGACCCCAAGGCTGCGGCCAAGTGGCTCAAGAAGAACGAAGGCGGCGTCTCGCTAGTGCCTGGCCTGCGCGAAGAGTTGGAAGGGGCTACCCGCAACGTGCAGGGGCTCATTGACGCTCGCACCAGGCTCAACGCGGACTTCCAGCGCGTCGCAGGCGAGCAAATCATCAGCGCCCAGGGCGTTCGTAGCCCGCAGGAGTTGGTCAACAAGATGTATGGTGATGTCAAGTTCACCAACAAGTTCATGCAGCAGTATGGCGCGGACAAAGACTCGGTCAACGCCGTGCGGGCGTTTATGCTGGACGACATCGTTCGCGCTGGCGATCCCGCGGCAATGCTGTCTGACCGCAATCGTGCGGCGGTGTTTAACCGCGTCTTCGGCCCGACCTACGCCCAGAAGGTGCTAGATTTCGCCACCACGACCCAACGCCTGTCGGTTGACCCGACGCGTGTGGCGTTTAGGACCGATATGGTCCCCAAGACCGTCGTGGAGGAGGTTACCGGCTCTTCGCCCGAGCAGATCGCGTCTCGCGTGTTCAACCCGGTGTCCGGCGCGCTGTACGCGGTCACCTCGACATTCAGTAAGTTCTGGGCGCGGCAAGCGGCTCGGCAAACTGAGGCAAAGCTAATTGATCTTCTCAGCAATCCGACCGACGCCGTTCAACTTATGACGACGTTGGAAAGAAGCAAGAAGGGCATATCACCCGAGGATCTCCTCAAGATGACGGATATCGGGCGCAAATACGGTATCGATTGGGCGAAAGAAGCGGCGACCGATCTCACCTCCGGCGCGGCCCGTGGTGCGGTGCAACAATCTCAGGAGTAACTCATGCTGTCTCTGTTCTCAACTCTCGGCGGCATCCTGCTCGGCGGTCTGCCGAAACTGCTGGACTACTTCCAATCCAAGCAGGATCAAAAGCACGAGCTTGCCCTAGCAAAAGCGCAGTCCGAGCGCGAGCTGGCGCTGGCCGCGCAAGGGTTCGCGGCCCAGGCCAAGGTCGAGGAGATCAGGTCCGACCAGATCGCCATGCAGACGGAAGCCGCCATGACGCAGGCGGCGCTAGACCACGACAAGCAAGTTCTGGAGAAGGCCAGTAAGTGGATCGCCAACTACATCGGGACCGTCAGGCCCACGGTGACCTATCTGTTCGTTCTGGAGTTGCTGGCGATTAACGGCTTCCTGGCGTACTACCTCTGGTCGCACCCCGAGCTGATCAAGAGCATTGACGATGTGGTCAAGTACAGCGAACTCATCTTCTCCAGCGACGAGATGTCCATGCTCGGCGGCATCATCGGCTTCTGGTTCGGCTCTAGGGGCTTCAAGAAGTGAAACTCAGCCACGCGGGCGCTGAGTTGATGCATCGGTACGAAGGGTGCAGGAATCGCCCGTATCTTTGCCCGGCGCACATCTGGACAATCGGCTACGGCCACGTTCTGTATCAGGATCAGATTCGCCTGAAGATGGCGCGCTCGGCAGATGAGGAGTACCGCAAGCCACCGCCCATCATCCGTAAAGAATATCCGCTTGCGGCGGCAGACAACCGCGTATGGAGCAAGGAAGAGATCAATGAACTATTCGCAACTGATGTCGCAAGTTTTGAACGGGGTGTTTTACGTCTTGTGCCCGGCGTATCTGGCCGTCAAGGAGCTTTCGACGCTCTGGTCTCTTTTGCCTTTAATGCTGGGCTAGGCAACCTTCAGCGCAGCCAGATTCGCATCCGGGCGAACCGAGGCGAATGGGAGGCTGCGGCTGAGGCGCTCATGGATTGGACTAAGGGCGGCGGGAAGGTACTGCCCGGCCTGGTGAAGCGCCGCGAGGCTGAGAAAGCTCTCTTTCTTTCAGACGCTGCCTAGAGTCAGGCACGGCGCGCTCTTCGGTCGTGAACCGATGCTCGTTACCGCACACGCGCGATCTGCGGACGAACTCGGCGCTCTGGCGTGAGTCCTTCACTTGGGTCCACGCTCCGCAAACCGGACATTTCATTTTTGGGCTTCCATCCGTGTTTTCTCCATGTGTCTTGAATGCTGGTGGCTGCTGCCGGTATGTACTTAAACTTGGGGTCTAGGATTCTTGCCTTCATTGAACTGCTTCCTTTAGGATTTCGACCCGTTCTCGGGCCGCGCGCAACATCGTGTAGCGCTGGTGGAGGCGCTGTAGGATCGTGACCCTACGCGCGCCGATACGCTCGTCATTGAGCAATTGCAGGACTTGTTCCTCCGTAAGAAGGTTAAGTTTTTGATTTAGGCTTCGCCAATTCATATTTGTTCTCCAGTTGCTCAAGCGACTTCGTGAGCCGCGCCAGTAGTCGCCCTGCCTGGTTGTACTGCTTGGTAGCAATACGAAGCTGGGCCTTGGTCGAGCGGATTCGCTCCCTGATATCGGTCATTTCAGACTCTCCATTGCAATGTCGCTGACGCTGCGCTTGTCGTGAAGCGCGCGCCAAATCTTCTCATCTACCGTCTGGTTAGCCAGCATCACGTAGCACCAGACATCTCGGGTTTGCCCAGATCGGTGCAGGCGTCCGTTGGCTTGCTCGAACAGTTCGAGGGACCAAGGCAGACTGAGCCAGACGATGTGGTGGCCTCCGTGCTGGAGGTTGAGTCCGTGTCCTGCTGACTTGGGGTGTAAGCATAGCAGGCGTACTCGTCCGGCGTTCCAATCATCAATGCTGTCAACCGTTCGTGCGTGAGGGAAGCGTCGCTGGAGTTCACTTAGTTCCTCGACATAGTTGTAGAAGACGATGGTGTTGGCCTGCTGGTTCTCGGCCAGTAGCTCTTCCAATCGGTCGAACTTGTGCGTGCTGAACCAAACCGGCTCGGGCGTGTAGACGAACCCCGCTGCCATTTGCTGGAGCTTTTGCGTCACCACGGCAGCGTTAACGGCCACGGCGGTCGCGTCTGGGAAGCGCGTCACAAAGTCCTTCTTCATGTCATCGTAGGGCTTGCGGTCGGGCAAGTCCATACGCATCTCGACCGTGTGCATAGGCGGCAGCTTGTCCTTGTACTCGCCAGGCTCCAGCACGAAGGTGGCTGGCTTGATCCGGCGCATGACCAACTCCAGCGAGCCAGGGCGCGGCTGCCAATCGCCGTACTCGCGGTTAACGAGGTAGAAGTACTGCTGCTGGAACGCGCCCTTGGACCGGCCCAGCAACTGCTGGTCGATGATCTTGCATTGGCCGAAGACATCCTCCAAGCCGTTGCTGGTGAAGCTACCCGTCAGCCCCCAGCGCACCTTACAGTCCAGCACCTTGGCGAGCGCCTTGAAGCGCGCGCCAGAGGGGTTCTTCAGGCGCGTCAGTTCGTCGAACACCACGCCGTCGAAGTTGAGTTTCTGACCGGCCAGCCATTGCAGGTTGTCGTAGTTGGTGACGACCACCTGCGCCGCGCCGTTAAGCGCTGCTAGGCGCTGCGCTGGCGTGCCAACAGCCACGGCCATCGTGATGCCCGTAGCCCACTTAGGCAACTCGGCAGGCCAGACGCTGGCGGCCACGCGCAGGGGCGCAATGACAAGGAAGCGCTTGACATGGCCATGGCGCAGCATATCGTTCATGGCCGTCAGCGTGATGGCCGTCTTGCCTGCACCGACCGGCGCGAGGATCATCGCCCGGTCGTGTTCGTACAGGAAGTCAGCCGCCTGGTTTTGATAGGGACGCAATGAAAGCATCAACGTGGTCCTTACTCCATAAGCAGGCGTAGTTCTGGCGCATCCGGGCCATGTCGGATTGGAAGACCTTTTGCAGCTCGGACAGCCGACCGCCGGGCGCTTTGAGTTCGACGAACCAAGTAGTGCCGTCTGGCAGGCATACCACGCGGTCGGCCACGCCCCGGTGCGCGGGGCTGGTGAACTTGTAGGCCATGCCACCCAGCTTCTTGACCTGGGCGACAAAGTACTTCTCGATAGTTGATTCACGCAAAGCAGCGCCCCGCGACGACAAAGCCAGCGTGAAGCAGCTTGGTCGTCAGAAAGATCATGGCCATCGTCGCTAGAGCGATGGCAACAAATGCCCCTGCTTTTCTCATGGCCTACGCAGCAAAACGCTGACCTTCTGGCGGACTTCGGCGGTGACCGCATGGCCCAGGTCTTCCGGGTCGATCAAGCGCGTCAGGAACGAGCGCAGGCGCTGCGTCTCCAGGTCTGGCTTGAGTTTCTCCTTGATCGCGTCAACCAGCATCGCCCGGTCGAATGCGTCGGCGGGAGTGTCTTCAATCCAGCGCAGGCAGATCGCCAAGAGTTCACGTTCTGTCGGCATTGCGTTCTTTCATGTCTTTGATCGAAGTGATCGCCATTCGGATGTCAACGATGGCGTGCAGGCCAGCCAGCAGCGCGTCGTCATAGCGGTTCTCCAACATATAGTTGTGGAGGTCTTTGAGAGCCTTCTCGGCCATCATCGTTGGGTGAGCGTAGTCAATCATTTCGTTTCCTTAGCATACAAATTTGTATCTTGCGCGGATAGCGGAGCAACTGTTAAGGATTGCTTACCAGTTGGCTCCGGCTTCTCCTCCCGCGCCAGCCTCTCGCGCAGGGCTGCGATGGCGGCGTTCACGGGCGGGTTATTTGTCCACACCACTAGTCCGAGCGCCTCCAGCGCCTGCCTCCCGGCCTGCTCCAGCGCGGTGATGCGGAGCCCGAGAGCTTCGTGTGTATCCCTGCGGGCTTCGTTGAGGTAATGCAACCGGCGCAGTTCGGCGGCGGCTTCTTCGCAGTGCATCGGTTTATCCCCGTCAAGCAATTCAGCCAGCCGCAGGGCTTCGGGTTGTTCGCTCATTTCGTTTCTCCTCTTGCGCGGATTGCGTCATGCAGGTCGGTGTTGTTGTGCGCGTAGCTCTGCGCTAAGTCCAAGCACGCCTCGCGCTCGGCTGCGGCGACAAGATTAGCGAAGCGTTCAAGTGTTTCTTCACCAAATACCCACGCTGTTGAATTCCAATCTTCACGGGGCGCTTCCTGTATGGCCTCCTGCGCCATGCGGATGATGTCGTCTCTGTTCATTCCTTCCTTTCTGCCGGGCAATCCCGGCCTTGGCGGCATTGGCCGTCACACGGCGGGCAGGTGCGACCGAGCCAGGGCGGGCCAGCGTCGGGGTCGGCAAAGCCGTCCATCCACTTGTACGCCAGCGCTGTCACGCAAGCGCCGATAGCGAATCCGCAGAACATTCCTAGAGCGAAACTCATGCGACCCCCAGAAGGTTAACCTCTCTGATCGCGCGCTTCTTGTCTCGATAACGCGCAGTTCGTTCGGCCTTGGTCATGCGCTGGCGCGGTCTGTCCTTGGCCTTGCCGATCTTGTAAAT